TTCTATTCCACTTTGGAAAACTTTGGGTTCTTCTAAGGGTAGGATTGCATTAAAGCCCGATGACGCAACCTATGAGATATGGCATGATTGGTTAAAAGAAAACCAAAAAGATGAGTATCTAAGACAGACCACACAGAAGGATGGTGTAGCAGGTCCTCCAACAGGTGTAAAACAAAAGACAATCAATATGATTTTTAGAGCAGTTGGTGTAAAGGCTTCTAACTATATGCACGGATTTAAGCGTGGTATCTTCTATGCTGATATCTATGAGAATGGTAAGGAGTTCTTACGTGGTGAGATAGAAGAGAAAGATTTGAAGATGAGAGCTAAGTATAATGATGATAGTGATTACGTTATGAGGTGGTGGAAACCAAAGGCTATCAGAAGATATACTAAGCTATATGATGAGAACAGACTTAAACCAGAGAAGTTATTCTACGGCGATATCGTAGGAAAGACTTGGGAAGAAACAAAACAAAAATATTTAGGAGAAGTTGGAAGATAAGTCTTGACTTGTATTAAAATATGTTGTATATTAAGGCATGGATGGAGAGATAAAAATTAACAATTTAAAAATAAAAGAGAGAGAGAGATAATGACTTTAGATAATCAAAATAAATACTTACAAGTAGTAAAGAGAGCTGTAACTGATCTTAGTACTTCTACTTTAAAAAGTACTGTTAATAATGGTGTTATAGGTTCAGTAAAGAGAAGAATAGATGTACCACTTGGTTATATTTTATATAATACTCGTAGTGAGGGTTTAGTACCAGGTTTTAAATGTCAACCTTGGGAAATATTAAATTCTATTTATAATAGAGAACCATTTTTAAATGATGAAAAGACTTTTGTGTCTAAAACAGTTTATTTAATTCGTTATATGTATGGTGTAGCCGATTTTGGTATATTACCCGTAAGTTTAATATCCAATGGAATTACAAAAACTGAATCAGGAGTTGTAATGAATAATTGTCTTTTAGGAAAAGATCGTGGTCATTTTATGACAGTTTTTAAATATATGGTTACCGAAGGTATTTCAAAAGATGAAAACTTTTGGAAAAAAGTTGTAAATAAACTAAAAAGTGAAACATCTGATGGAAATGAAACTCCTAAATCTCTTATAACATTTCAAAATAAAGGACTTATGGATAAGTTATATGAACTAAAAGAATTAGGTGTTGATAAATATTCACTTAAAGATTTGATTTCTTCTGAAATTCATAATAGAGTTTATCAAGAAGAAGAAACAGTAGTTATAAGACTTGAAACAATATCAACTCATAAAACAGAAATAAGAAAGATAAATAATGGTGAAAACTCTTGGAAACCTCATAATCACGGTCAAACTGAACTAACTGATTGTTTGGTTTCAAGACCTGAATGGGGGTATAATCAAAATAAAGTAGATGAGGTATGTTCTGAAAGTTCTGTAATGAGGGGTGAAAGTGTTTTGTTAAGAAGTCGTAAAGATACTAGTTTTTCAGGTTATTTAACCGAACCACTAATGTTATTTGTATCATCGTTAGAGATGGAATGGACACAAAGCTTATATAAGTTTTTGGGTGGTATCGGAACAGAACATAGTTCTTATGTAGATTATATAGGAGACAAAAAAGTAACAACTAAAACAATGATAACTTGGTTAAATAGAATAGATAGGATTTCTAAACTAACAGGTACTGATGGAAATAACATTTGGGTTAGACTTGATGATGTCATTTCATCTCACTATGATACTTGGAAGAAAAATAATAGAAAAGAAGATAATAACTTTAACAAACTTCGGCCATCATCAATGGATACTGGATTGTTTTACATAAGAGGTATACACGAGTTTATGACACAGATGGGATTTACTCGTAGTAGAGAAGGAACTTATGACACATTATCCGTTAAGTTCGTTGAGTATATGGTGGATTTAATTGAAAATAATACTCACAAATATGAGACTTGGATGAGTAACACACCAGCTTCTTGGCAGGGTAGGTTCAAAAAAGTTTTTAATAAAATATGGAATGATTTTGTAAAGACAGTAAAAAGTGGACAAGGTAAAATAGAATCAGAAAGTGTACTGAAATCACGTAAGTTAAGAGATTTAAGAAAAACAAATAAACTCCCATGGCAGTTTAAAATGTATGATAGAAGAAGAACTGGTGAATGGGAAATTATAGAAGTAGACTTAGTAACAGGTAAAGGTCTTCAGTTGTGTCATTATATTTCCGAAACAAATGGTGGTTTTAGAACAGAAGAAAATACTTTTATGGGTCCTGGTTTAGATAACAATGTGGTTGGAAAAGAAAATTGTCCTAAAGATTACCTAATGGTTGAGATGGCTGTTGAAGAAAATAATTCTAAGTGTGGTGAGTTTTTCAAAACATTTCAAAAAGATATTGATTATCCAACTAATCCTTTATCACCTGAGGTGGAATACTATTCAAATACAATTAATTTTTGTTTGATTTCTACAGAAATAAACAATAGTAACTAATGAGCGTATACCATATTCCAAAATTAGTAGAGGGTGATGATAACACCGTAGAATATAAGTATAAGATTCTTGTATATCCTAACATAACATTTCAGAAGGATTTAGAAAAGGACTCTTATGTTGTTGTTTTACATAATGTGATTAAGGAACTCAATGATATCCGTGATGATATACATTGGACTATATTGTCACCCTATGAAACTCCAAGCTTATGCTTTGATAATACAACCCATTTACCATTACCATTACCATCCTATCCAAATGCGATGAGAACTCACTTCGATGCCATATATTTAAAAAAGTTATTGAATTGGAAATATAATGATTTTGATGTCGTTTACTCTCATCTGCCTGAACATACATTACAACTTAAAAACTTATTTCTAAATAGCACAAATATAAGTCCTAAGTTTGTAGGTTATTGCCATTGGTATGAGGTTAATGAAAATACAAACTACGCTGCTAGAATGTTATCAGCTAACTTTAATGGTATGTTAGAGATGGAAGAGTGTGGTGTGAATAGTATTTGGTTAAAGGAGCTAGTGATTGATAAGGCTAAGGAAATATATAAAGCAAAGGTTATCAATAAATTTAAAAAGATAATCAAACCACATTATTTAGGTGTTGATGAGATAGACTTATCTACTACAAAAACCAAAAAGAAAACGATTCTGTTTAATCATAGAAGTAATTTTTACACAGGTTGGAGTTGGTTTGTAAAGAGAATGGATGAGTTGTATGAACAAAGACAGGACTTTAAGGTGCTTACAACATTAGCTGAATTAGATAGACCTTATGCTAAAAAGGTTACCATAAGCAGTAGAAAAGAATATCTTAAATTCATAAAATCGGTTCACTTTGGGGTTGGTACTTTTCAAAAATATTCTGCTTGGTCTATATCGACAACGGATTCTTTGAGTATGGGTGTACCCTATATTTTGCCGGAAGAGCTATGTTACCCTGAAATGGTTGGTAATGAATATCCTTTACTTTATAAAGGTAAGGATGAATTTTTGAGTAAGGTAAATGGAGCTTTAGATGGTGATGGAAACGTAAAAAAGGCTAAAACATATCTAAAAACCAAAACAAAAGATTTTCCGTGGGCTGATAGAATTCCAAATTGGTTTGATGGATGGAGTTTTTTGAATGAAGATTCATTTGATATAATGGGAGATAAGAGCGAATCATATCATAAGATTGTGGATTTCATTCACAAAAAGAAATCGGTTACCAAAAAAGAAATATTGGATTTTTTTGGTTGGGGTGTTAGAATACCATTCAGTCGTTACAGAAATAGATTGAGAACAGAACCAACAATTAAGTTAACAAATTACGGCTATGGAGTAAAATAAATGAAACAACTTACAGAAAAACAGATATTAGATAATTGGAATAAGTTAATGAAACTTATCGAAGATACATTTGAGGGTGATCGTAAAGATAAGCTATTAAAGATGTATAAGTACTTTGAGGATAGGATGTCGGTGGCACCTGCTAGTGGTAAAGCCGCTTACCATAACGCTATGGTTGGTGGTTATGTCGAACACGTATTGCATGTAACAAATTGTGCTTTGAAGATTAAGAAGTTATGGGAAGAGGATGGTGCTAAAATTAATTTTACAGATGAGGAATTAATATTTGCTGCTATGCATCATGACTTAGGTAAGGTAGGAGATTTAACAGAGGATTACTATATACCACAGGACTCAGAATGGCATCGTAAGAATAGGGGTGAGATATTTAAACATAATCCTAAGTTACAATATATGTCAGTAACAGATAGAGCGATTTATCTACTTAATCATTTTGGTATTAAGATGACAGAATGGGAATATATCGGTTTGAGATTAACAGATGGATTGTATGAGGAAGCTAATAAGTCTTATCTGATGTCTTACAATCCGGATTGGTCTTTGAAATCTAATATAGCTTACATATTACATCAAGCAGATATGATGGCTACACACATTGAGTTTGATGAGTGGAATAGACTTGATGAGGAGACTAACACTAAGATAAGCGATAATATTAAGAAAGCGGTTGGTTCTAAAGAAGAAAAACCTAAACCATCACCAAAGCTTAGTCAAAAATCAAATGATTTATTTGAAGAATTATTTGGAGATAAGAAATGATTTTAGAAATAAGTCTTGTAATTGTATCACTTTTATTCGTAACTTCTTGTTATGTAATTTGGAATTTAACATCCAAAGCAGAGTTATTAGAAAGTTGGATAGAGGATTTTATAAATACAATTGAAAAGATAAGTTCTGATTTAAAGAGGGCTGATTACAGAGGTTCGTTTGAGGCTGATGATGAGGTAGGATTTATATTTAAGGAAATTAAAAACATAATAAAACAACTAGATAAGTTCAAAGGAGAACAACAATAATGGCAACAGCAGTATCATCATCTAAAAGTGAAAAAGTGGTACAAGTAAAACCTAAGAAAAAGAGGGCTAAAAAGAAAAAGAATTATTATTTTCATCAAGGCACAGAAGATGCTATAATTTTATACAACAAATCAACAGATTATAATGAGAGGAATAAGATATATAATGAACATATCCGAGCCGCTTTTGATAAGTTGGCTGAGAATATCATCCACACCTTTAAATTTTATTACTTCGATAGTAATTCTATTGAGGTTAAGAATGAGGTGGTTGCTTTCTTAGTTATGAATATCCATAAGTTTAAAGAGGGTAAGGGTAAAGCATTCTCATACTTTAGCATCGTTGCAAAAAACTATCTTATTCTTAATAACAATAAGAATTATAAGATGGGCAAGATTCACGATAAGATAGATGTTATCGATTATAAAAGAAATATAATTGGTGAGGAGAGCGCTAAAAAACGCTCAGAGGTAAACTCCCTTTATACAGATGAGTTGGTTAGATTTTGGGAACATAACCTAACTAACATATTCCGTAGAACTAAGGATATAAAGGTTGCTGATTCAGTTTTACATTTGTTTCGTATAAAACAGAACTTAGAAAACTTTAATAAGAAAGCTCTATATATTCTAATCCGTGAGATGACAGGATCTAATACCCAACACATAACTCGCATTGTAAATGTTATGAAAAAGTACAATAGCAGATTATATAATGAGTTTGATAAAAAAGGTATAGTAGATATTGAATATACCGGCTCTTTAATTAGAGAGGAAAACTAAAAAAAAGGGGAGCGAAAGCTCCCCCTTTTTGTTTTTTAGAACTATTTACGGAATAAACCCACCAGCACCAATAAGGCAACAAGCCCTGCAAATCCGGACTGGCCGAATTGGTTTACAATTGATGTCAGGTTACCAATAACATTAACGCCAAAGACACCAGTTCCAAAAATTACTTCTGAAATTGCGCCTACAGCTATAAAAGACATCATCAGATGAGCTAGGTCATCGATGTAGCCTTTTACCATTGTTATTATTTCCTTCATGTTTAGTCTCCTATTAGTTATTAAAAAAGGGATTTTAACCCTATATATAAATATAATATATATTTGTCAAAAGTTAAGAATGTAGATATTTATATATGTAACTATTCCCTAATTAATAAGAGGTAAATAATGGCTAGCGATTTTGAAGTGTTTGAGGGTAAGTCATTATCGGACTTATTCAAAGACATATACGATAATACAACAAGAAATAAAACACAGTTAGAAGTTCTTATGAAAGAGGTAACATCATTTATTAAGGATGGTGATACCGCTGTGCAGATTATTCCTATGCTCAAAGAGTATTTAGAAATCAATGTAAAGAATGACGATCAATTGGTAAAGGTGGCTGGTATAGTACAACGTATGGTTGCTAATGAGTCTAAAGCAAATGATAGCTCGGAATTTGGTTTGAGTGATGCAGAGAAGGAACAGTTAATGTCCGCTGTTGAGGATGTAGCTAACGATGCACAAAAGTATTCAGATAAAATTACCAAAGAGTCGGATAATCTATTTGAGGAATAACCATGCAACCTGGATATAGAAAAAATACTAAATACATAATTTCTGATAGAAATAACACAGGATTTATTAATAGAAATGAGGCTGAAGATTTAATTAAACAGTATGCTAGTTCAGAAGAATTTTATGAGATAGAACCTGCTGAGGTTTTGAAAGTTCATTTAGAGCCTGAACAAAAATCATTTCCTAAAACTGAACTGTATGGAAAAATTGTTCCTGATTTGAGCTTTTTAGGATCTGTAACAATTCGTTTAATACACACTCAACCAGGTAATGATTATCTAACAGAATTAGTTAAACCGATATCACCACACATAGTTCAATATCCATTAAAAGGAGAGATTGTAAATGTAGCAAACTATAATGGACAATTATATTATTACAATCCTTTAAACTTAGACAGTAAAATTAATATGAATAAAATTTTTGGTAGAGAGGGTGAAGGTAAGGTATTTCCAATGTTAACAAAATATAACAGGCCGATTAAAGTAAAGCAGGGAGATACCATTTTTCAGGGTAGATTTGGTCAATCAATTCAATTTAGTAGCGATATTAATTTTGTTAGACCAAACATAAAGATGACAATAGGGCAATCTCAAAATATGACAATACTTGGTTCAAAAAGCAGAAATGAATATGAACCTCACCCGGCTGATATTAATTTGGATGATGCTAGCATATATGTTACTACAAATGAACATGTTCCTTTAAAAACCGGAGCTAAGAGTAAAATGAAAACTGCTCTTTTGGGTGGAAATCAATCATCTGTTATAGTTACCAATTCTGATTCAGTTGCTTTAAATGCAAAAGAAACTGATGCTCATATATATGCAAGAAGAAATATAAATCTAGCTTCTCAGAGTTCGATAAATTTAGAAAGTGAATTTGGAGAAATTAATTTAGGTGACGTTGATAGTAATAATCCTGTTGTCAAAGGTAAAGAGCTGAATGATTTTTTAATGGAGTTGGTTACATCGGTAGAAAGCTATGCTGATGCTATGAAGGTTGCTAAAAAGCAAGAGGATAAGGTATTAGCAAGCGCCGATTTGATGGAGAGTATGGCTACACTAAAGGAGAGTTTAGGTCAGAATGCTTCATTTTTTAGTAAAAAAGTTTTTATATCTAACGATCATAACCCACCGGTAGTTAATGCTGAGGGTACTGATAACGCCATATCCAACAGTGGTAATGAAGATGAATTAAATTTAGAAAGTATGTGGGAAGATACTGTATGGAATGAAGTTGAAAATGTTGAAACCCAAGAGTATGAAGTTGAAAAAATAACACCTGTAGCAGGAGTAAGAGGATAATGGGATTAGGAGAACAAGTTAGAAAATTAATTTCTGAAAAGATAAACGAACCCATAAATTCTAGAAAAGAAAAGGTAAAGAATACCATTAAAAAAATAAGAGAGGGTGGTGGTAGTGAAGAATTAAAAAGAGCTCAAAGTCAAATAGAAAAAATAAATAAACTACAGGAAGTTCAACAACAATTTGAAAATTATTTTAATCAGGCTAAAACCTTAATATCAGCTTCTACAGCTTTACAAAAAACTGCTGAGGCTTTAAAAGAAGCTAATAACATAGGATCTGCTCTAAATCCAGCAGCTGCAGCTATAGCGATAGTTCAAGAAAAGTTAGTAGCTAAATTTAAAGAAGAGATAGAGGATGTAAAGAGTGCTGCTGATGGTATAGGTCCAGCTTTAAATAAATTAAAAAAATCTATTATTCAAATGAAAGATGATTTAAATCAAGCAATAAAGGATAGGAAAAAATCCGATGAAGTTAAAGCTGAGAGAGATGCTCAGCTTGGTAAATAAATTAAAGTATTATATTTATATAAAACAGGAGTTAGGTATGGCAAAAACATCAAAATTATTATCATTAATAAAAGAAATAGTGAGACAAGAAGTTAAAAAAGAAGTCCAACAGATATTTATTAGTGAGGGTATAAAATCTATGACGAAAAATATTCCTCTTAAAGAAGAGAGTGTTATGGAAGTTTTACCTGAAAGAAAACCTAAACCAAAAAAAGAAGTTCAATACACTAAAAATCCTATGTTGAATAATATCCTAAATGAAACCGCTAATGGTGGTGAGATGGACGAATATCCAACAATGGGTGGCAAAACATTTGATAGTACAAAGATGGCACAGGCTATGGGATATGGTGGTATGTTAGGTAGCGCTGAAGAAAAAAGAAAGATGTCAGCTATACAAACAGCACAGGCAGCTGGGGCTGATACCTCAAATCCAGCGGTGCAAGATGTGATAAGTGATTTAACAAAAGATTATAGGGGTGTGATGAAAGCTTTAGATAAAAAGGATGGTAAAATATAATGGCTTCAAGAATAGAAAAGGATTTAAATCCTGATGTTTTTATTGGTATATCATTACCATTAAATTATAATAGTCAAGGATTTTTTAAAAAAACAAAAACTACTTTAGAGCAGACTAAAAGTAATATTAAAAATCTTTTAATGACTATGAAAGGAGAAAGATTAGGCAATCCTACATTTGGTAGCGATTTGATGAGAATTCTTTTTGAACCAAATACAGAGGATTTACAATCAAAAATAGAGGAATCTATTAGATCTTCTATGGATGAATTTTTACCATTTGTAAATGTCAGAGATATAAAAGCTATTCCATCGGATAGGCAGCCAAATGTTCTAAATATAAGACTACAATTTTCTATAAATGTAGATCAGACTGTAGAGACTGTAAGTTTAAATTTAGCAGCAGCTGATGAAATTTATGCTGATCCTACTATTACAGAAGGCACATAACGGAGAAAATAATGCCGTATTCAGTTTCTAAAAAATCAGTAAAAGAAGTTAGATATTTAAATAAAGATTTTTCCTCATTTAAAGCTAATCTAATTGAATTTGCTAAAGTATATTTTCCAAATACATATAATGATTTTAATGAGGCATCACCTGGTATGATGTTTATTGAGATGGCATCTTATGTAGGTGATGTTTTATCTTACTACATAGATAATCAATTTAAAGAAAGTTTATTATCTTTTGCTGAAGAAAAAAGAACTGTATATAATATGGCTCAATCTTTTGGTTATACGCCAAGATTAGCTTCTCCATCTTTAGGAAGAGTAGATGTTTTTCAAACTGTTCCTGCTATAGCATCAGGAACAGGTGGTAGTTATACAACTCAAGCTGATTTATCATATGCTATGAAAATAAATGCAGGTATGCGATTATCATCTAATAGTGGGATAAACTTTAGAACTGTGGATGATGTTAATTTTAAATTTTCAAGCTCTTATGACCAAATGAGAATAACCGTATATGAAAGCGCTGCAAATGTTCCAGTAACATATTTATTAAAAAAATCTGTAAAAATAGAGAGCGGTGAAACAGCAACGGAACGCTTTTCATTTGGAGATGCGGAAAAGTTTTCTAGAATTGCATTAGCTAATTCAAATGTAACGGAAATAATTTCTTGTACAGATGATGATGGTAATAATTGGTATGAGGTTGATTATTTAGCTCAAGATAGTGTATTCCAAGATATGGAAAATACACCAGATAATGATCCAGATTTAGCAACTTTTTCAGATCAGTCTCCGTATTTATTAAAATTATTAAAAACCTCAAGAAGATTTACAACCTTTATACGAACTGATAATAGAACAGAATTAAGATTTGGCGCAGGCATATCAGATTCTCCTGATGAGGAGATAGTTCCTAATCCGGATTCCGTTGGTTCTACTCTACCCGGTTCCCCTACATATCTCAATACAGCTTTTGATCCCGCTAACTTTTTAAAAACAAGAACATATGGTCAAGCGCCGTCTAATACAACATTGGTAATTACTTATAGATATGGGGGCGGTGTAGATCATAATGTGACAGCAAACTCAGTTAAAAATATAACTTCTTTAACTAGAGTTTTAAATGAAACTGGATTAAATGCGGGTTTAGTTTCTACAACAAAAAGTTCATTGACAGTTTCAAATCCAAATCCAACATCGGGTGGTAGAGGAGCAGAGAGTGTTATTGAGGTTAAAGAAAATACTTTAGGATATTTTCAAGCCCAACAAAGAGCTGTGACGAAAGAGGATTATATTACCAGAGTTTATGCTTTACCTCCAAAATATGGTAACATAGCAAAAGCTTATATAGTTCAAGATTCACAAATAGATCCTGAAGCAAGCATAGCTGATGCAAGCGCTGGTAAAATTTTTAATCCGTTAGCTATGAATTTGTATTTGTTAGGATTTAATGCTTCTAAAAAATTAATGAAAGTTAATCAAGCGGTTAAGGAAAATGTTCAAACATACTTAACTCAATTTAGAATGATTACTGATGCTATAAATATAAAGGATGCATTTGTTATTAATATAGGTGTTAAATTTAATTTAATAACAAGAGCAGGATATAATAAAGAACAGGTAGTTTTACAAGCTATAGATATTGTAAAAGATTATTTTGAAATAGATAAGTGGCAGATAGGACAACCAATTGTGTTATCCGATTTAGCTTATCAGATATCATTGGTTGATGGTGTAACTGCTGTGGTGTCTCCTGAGGATCCGGAAGAGGATTCAAGCACAAATAACAGACCACCTATTCAAATTGTAAATAAATTTAATACAGGAAATGGTTACTCAGGTAATCTTTATGATATAAAAACCGCTACAGTAGAGGGTGTTGTTTATCCATCAGCTGATCCAAGCTGCTTTGAACTTAAATTTCCTACAGTTGATATTGAGGGAAAGGTTGTTGGGGATTCTATGGGCGGTGCTAATGGAGGATCTTACTAATGCATTATTTTATTTTTCCCGACACCGACACAACTTTATATTCCGCTTCAAGTAGTAAAAATTCAGGTTTAGATGAAATTTTAGAAATAAGAAAAGACCAAAAACGCAGAGGTGAATTTATGGGCGCCTCACGTATTCTTATGAAATTTGATTTATCATATATTTCACAATCTATAGTTCGTGGTTTAATAACCAATCCTAAATATTATTTAAATTTATATGACGCAAATTCAGTCGAACTTTCATATAGCCAATCTATATATGCTTATCCTGTAAGTCAGAGCTGGGTTAGTGGTGAAGGATTTAGTTCTGATGATCCTATAACAAGTGAAGGTGCTAGTTGGGATTTTAGAACAGGAGCTAATGAGAATGATATTTGGCTTAGTGGTTCGGTATCATATCAGAGAGGTGGAACTTTTTTTGGTGAGGTATATGCTTCACAATCTTTTGAAT